CTGTACAGTGTCTACGGCTAAATAACTACAGTTATACATACAGGTATTGTCTCTAGCTGCTGCTGGACCTGCAGTCATCATAGATCGCATACTAGGCATAACACTAAGATCTAGTATAGATTCTTGTATCATGTTGTATATACTATCATCTTTTATGTACGGCTTAATGATGTTAGTCATATAACGGTCAACAGTCTCACCCCAAGTTTCTCGTCTGTTCTCAACTTCTAACCAACGAGCATAGCGTGACGTGTGAATAAAGGCTTGGTAGTCTGTAGGTAAATAGTTGTTCATGGTCAGTCTTTCTTTGCTATAATTAAATCGGATAGGTCTGGTTCTTTGTAGTCTGGCCCTTTAAGAACCTTACCATCTTCTCTAAATATAGGCTTACCATCACGCCCTAACTTACTCATATTACTTTTGTGTACTCTAGTAAAAGCTTCACCTACTACTTCAGAGGTATACAAGTTAAAGTACATAGTGATACTTTCTCTAGCTTTATCTATTACTTCATTTATCTTAGCTAATTCTTCTTCAGATATAAGATCACCTGCAAACTTAGGTGTAGTTAACATCATACCATTGTATACATACATAACGTCACACAATTCTTTCAGGTGCGCTGCTGTACCGTAGTCTTCTGCACGTAGTTCAACCAACTCTTCTTGTATTAAACTCATCCACAGACGTAGATCTAATGAACCCTTGAACGTATGGATGAACTCTTTTAACATACCTTCTTCGGGGGTTATTCTTATTTCAATCTCACTCATCGTTACCTTCTTTCGGATAATATACGTCTACGTGACACGCACAGTTAGGACAGCTTAGGTTAGTTACCATAGACCATGTCTCATCTTCATGCCCAATGTCGTGATCACCACCCCATATTAGTTGTGTTCTACAGTGCCAACAGTTCATAACCTATGCCTCACTAATACTTTGCTTATACTTACGTCATCAATATCGTGTATCATATTGTGAAGCATATCGTATATATCTTCTGTATGTAGGTCTTCTGTTGCGCTTAAAAGATTGTTAGGTTCGACTACTTCTACAACTAAGGTAACACTAAAGATCTTCATTTGTGTACCTCTTTATACTTTTCTATTAGCCTATCTAAATACCATTTAGCTTTTTCTAAATCCTCTAAGCCATTCTTATATTCAAATCGCCATAAGTATTTGAGTGTAGTACCTGCATGGTAGCCGTATCTTTTATCTATGCTAGATATTAAAGCCTCAATAGCTTCTATGCATTCCATACCATTCTGGTTATAGTGTGCTGGTTTTTGTACTGGGTCATGCTTAGTATCTGCATAATAACCTTCTACATCGTACTTAACCCCTTCCCACTCTGTCTCGCCCCATTTAGCCATTTTTATGCCGACCCCTTTGTAGGACTAAATAAACTTATCACGTTACTACCTCTTTCTTTTTGTTCAGTTGCTATTAAATCTTCGTGTACAAAATTATTAAAATCCTGATCTGCATTTAACAAGTACGTACAATGTTGTAATAGACGCATGAGTGTTAAAAAATAACTTCTTGTTTCTTTATCATCTCTATTGTTAGGACTTATTATTGCGTCTATTTCAAAAGTTTCATCCCACTCTTCATTTATATCGTGGTCTGATGCAATAAAAGCTAACAAATAAGTATGGTCATTTTTTATACTATCCATCATATAGGTTTTTTCCTTTTTTGCTTTAGTCTAATTACTTCTTTAGTTGTACATCTACCTTTTTCATTTAACCATTCTATTGGAATAACTTTGTTAGCCCATCTAAATTTGTTTTTATCACACCAGTCTTCGTAGGTAGACTTAGCTCCCTTGTATAATTTAGTACGAGAGTTGCTAAATACAAAACGTATATCTAATTCTGGATGCTGTTTCCTTACACACTTATGCTTGTGTCTATCTTCAGAATCAAACAATCCTTTAGCTTCAATTAGTATGCCGTTATCTAATAAGAAGTCAGGTGTGTAAGTACGGTAGCGTAGGTCTTCCCACTCTACTTTTAACTTTTCATACCTGACTTCTTTTTGTAATTTAGATAAACTTTCAACTAATTTGTCTTCTAAGCCGCTACGATACGTATTCCATTTAGGATTATACTTACGTTTCACTAGGCTCGTCTGCACTAGACATTTCATCATCAGGCTCTTCATCGTCTGAAGTTAAAGACTGTGCTAATTGTTGGCTAAGTACTTTAAAGTAAGTATCATAACTATTAAATGTTAATTTTAATGAATCTATTTCGTTTTGTACGTTTAATATAGTAGTGTATAATTTTTTTTGTTCTTCAGTCATATCTTCTTCTGTGTAAGATATGTCGTTTACTGTAAATGTATTATTCATATAGATATTTCCTTGTTATCGTTTATTAATACGTAATCAACCATAGGTTTTACTTTAGCTGTTGATACTCTTGATGGTAGTCTCTGTAGTTCTTTCCAACACGTAGTTTTAAAATCACACCAACCACACGCTTTGCCTAACTTTAAATTGCCTGATGCTTTTCTTCTATAGTATTCAGGTACAGGTTTAAAGCACTTTTCAAAAGGTTTATCCTCATTTATGTAAGATACTTTATCTTTAATGCTCTCCATTATTTCTTCTTGGTTTACTGTACTACCTGAGATATATTTAAAAGCCCCATCCTTTTTATTTACAACCCACCAGCCACCCATGTCTTTGCCTGAAGCTACTGCGTAACCTACAAGTTGATGTATGTAACCAAATGTATCATCTGATTGTAGTCTGTCAAACGATTCAAAACGATTGGTGTATGAATAATCAGAGGCAGACTTAACATCGTCTACACTTCCATCTAATATCATATCGTACTCACCCTTTATTTTACCTAGCTCACCTAAGTCTAACTCTACATTATCGTTATCACCAAAGGTCACACCTGCTGACCTAAGTAAGCCTTTAAATACAGCCTCAATAATATCACCTGTAATCATATTAATTAAGAAGCTTGGTGGGTAAGGTGCTTTTACTTTAGGGTTGTTCTTTTGAAACCACAACTGGCACTTAGGCTTTCCTATGTTAGACATTCTTAGTCTAAACTTATCACGAGGCCCACCAGAAAACTGTTTAAACACAGCTTCTTTTACATCAGAGGCGACCTTATCAGCCACCTCTTCAGTAATAGTTGTTTTACCAGCAAGAGCATTCTGGAGAAATAAAGAAATTTTTAGCTCTGCTGGATGCATTATACAGACTCCTCTACGTTTACCATAGAGTTTATTAACGCAGAATCATCTGCATCAAAAGTATCTGAAGATAAATTAAACTTATCCCACTCACCTAATACATACTGGTTCTGCTTATTAATCCAATCCATAAAGTCACGCAGCGTTTCATTATCTTTTTCCTGTAAATCACAGGGTTCATGTAAGGCTGCTTCAAATACTGCATAGGGTTTACCACTAGCACCTATACGTTCTACACCTGTAAGCTTTACAGTATGTTGTATAGGTAACAATCTCTCGCGTGATAGACTGCTATTTATTTCGTTTATAGATTTAATAGACTCACCTGCTCTTACTTCATAAACAAAGGGAAACCATGTATCAGTGTGATCCAGAACAATATTACCTTCAATATCTACAGGGTTATTTAGCTGTAGCATACCTAGTATAACTTGTGTTCTTCGTGAAGATCTCATAGCTTGTTGAATGTTATCCGCTAAAGAGTGAAAGTCCTGTACGTAACCTGCAGGTCTGCCGCAGTTAAAGCCACCTTTACTGTCTTTTAAGTCAGCCTTAAGGTCATTAGCCATAATACTTTTAACGTAGTTTCCATCTTCTGCTAACCATTTAGACCATCTTTGGCGTATCGCAAAAGTACGAACTGTTACAGTGTCACTGTACACTATGTTGTCTTCATTAATTCTTAACTTAAAAGAAGTTCCAGGAACTATCTCCGTCTTAACTTTTTTGCCGTTAACTTCAACTAAACCCATGATAGCATCATTTAAGACACTGAGGCTTGCCAAAGAAGACTGCGTTGTTGAAGATGTGCTACCTGTTTGTGGTATGCCCATCATTTCTGCTATTGATGTACCTTCATTAGGTACGAGTGCTATGTCTGACATTT